CATTGCAAGCAGTACCAGAGATAGCGACACCATCTATTCAGTCAAGCGCCATGCTCGTTGAGTTCAGCGCGTCTGTGTGGACAGGTCGTAAGAAAGACAAACACGCGTCAGCAGACGTTACCTTTCGCAACAATGCAAACAAAGGCACAGCCAATGTGAGTAAGAAATTACTTGGTGACTGTGACGAGCTGGATGCGGTACAGAAGTTCGTCGGTATCGTGCGGAACGAGCATTATCGCATGACGATGCCGTGGTCCGATCTGGGTCAACGTCTGATACCCACCGCATTGTTCTTCGACTACCGACAGCGAATGTCACAGCATGAGCAAGAGTTCGATCGTTTGGTGCAAGCGTTCCTTGATGTGTACGATTGGGAAGTGATCCAAGCCAAGACCAAGCTCGGTGATTTGTTCAACGATACGGATTACCTGTCGCGGCACGCGCTCGACAAAAAGTTCCGATTCAGTGTGACAGCAGTACCCGTGCCTGAGTCCGGTGACTTTCGTATTGACTTGGCGAACGAGCAAGCAAGCATCCTGAAAACAGAATATCAGGAACATTACGAACGACAGATAAACCGAGCGATGGATGACGTGTTCAATCGCACGCGCACGTATCTCGAACGTTTGTATAACAGTCTTGACTACAACGAGGGTGAGCGGCGCAAGAAGCTCGTGCAAGGTACGTTCGACAACGTGATGGACATGATCGATATGCTCAAAACGTGCAACCTAACGGGTGACACCCAGATGGAAGCGATACGCTTGAAGCTCGAAGATCAGTTCCGTGGTATCGGTAGGTTGCCTATATCACCAGAGGCGCTCAAAGAAGATAGTCACCTGCGTACCGAAACAAGATTGGTAATTGATGATGTCCTTAAGTCATTACCGTCATTGGACATGTAGTGCAGGTTTTCCGGTAACAGAACCGAGGAGGTGTCAATAATGAGATACACAGAAAGAGAGTTTGATCTGTGGAACCGTGACGTACCAAAACCCGCCACAGAAAAACCCATCGTGATCAACCGTCACCAAGCGGCATACGAAGCGCGAGTCAGCGGTATGACAGCAGCGCAGCAGCGTGATCACATGTATATGTACACGAAGAAGAAAGAAGGGAGGCATTACTTCAAGCATATCGACACGCGGGAATACATATCGTTCCCGATCCCACCAGAGGGTGAGGATGTGGTCATCGAAGACGGTGAAGTGTTGCGTGGGTATGAGACGCGCATTGGGCACTTCAAGCTGTGCGAGTAACACAGTATGGAATTCCATACTAACAGGGGTGGGGCATTAACCGGATTTTGCCCTACCCTAGTGTTTTACTCAGTAACGTGTTTTCGACAAGTAGGCTATGTAGCCAATGTCGTAAGCCGGCTTTTACTATTTTTTAGTGTTTTATGTGGTAACAACCTAGCGGTAAACAGTGGTAAACAGTGATAAACAACAGTCCGAGAAGGAGGACACAACATGGCTATGACAGCTAAAAGGATGTACGCGCAGTCACTTACTGCGTGCGAAGATATGATCGTTGCGATGGGTACGCAGCAGACCATACTGATGCAGGGTCACATGGGTATTGGTAAGACATCGATACTCAAATCTCTCGCGGAACGTCTACCGAATCACATACCCTGCTACTTTGACTGTACGACCAAGGATCTGGGTGACATCTCGATCCCCAACGTCATGCAGTTAGATGGCGCGGATTTCGTGCAGTACGTACCCAATGAGGAGTTCGGCGTACACACGGGCAAGCCGGTCATCCTGATGATCGATGAGTTCGGTAAGGCCAACCCAGCAGTTAAGAATGCGTTGTTACGTGTGATCCTCGAACGGCAGGTGGGTAACAAGCCGTTACCCAAAGATAGCATTGTGATTGCGACGACTAACTTGGGTGAGGAGGGTGTCGGTGACTTGTTACCCGCACACGCACTCAATCGCCTGACCGTCATCGAGGTAGCCAAACCCACGCCTGACGAGTGGGTCGAGTGGGGTATCGCCAACGAGGTCGATCCCATCGTGCTGGCATGGGCACGCAATAACGACAAAGCGTTCGCAGACTTCCGTGATGTAGAAGACCCTGACGATAACGACTTTATCTATCACCCACGCTCACAGCGTGCAGCGTTTGTTACGCCTCGCTCGCTCGAAGCGGCCAGTCATTGGTTCAAAGCGCGGGATCAGTTCGGTGACAGATCGTTGCAAGCGGCACTCATCGGTACCATCGGTGAAGCAGCGGGTGGTGACATGATGGCGTTCGCTCGACTAGCGGAGCAGTTGCCATCCATCGACTCAATCAAGAATGATCCGCTCAGCGCGATAGTGCCAACCAGTGCGGGTGCAGTCATGATGGTTGTGTATAAGGTGTTATCGACACTCGAACGTGACTGGGTTGACCAGTGTATGGACTACATGTTGCGCCTATCAAAAGAAGCGCAAGGTGTGTTCGCCAATGGTGTACGTGCGAAGAAGTACGCCAAGCAATCTATCGTCATGCAGAATCGCAAGTTCACGCAGTGGGCGATGGATAACAATTACTTGTTTACAGCAGACGTTAAGTAAGGAGGACTGACATGTTTGCACTTAATGTAACCTTGACCGCTGAACAGCGGATAGAGAAAGCCGTGATGTCTATCATGGCGCATGACACGTACGTGGGTTTGTCTAGCGTGCTGATGATTGGTACTCGCACCGTCGAGGATAATGTACCTACCGCGTGCACCAACGGGCGTGATGAGATGTATGGGCGTGCGTTTGTCGATTCGCTCACCGATGCTGAGTTACGTTTCGTGGTATTACATGAGGCGTATCACAAGATGTACAGCCATCTGACAACGTGGAAACATCTTTACGACAAGCACGCGTTCTTGGCTAACGTGTCGTGTGACTACGTGATCAACGTGCAGCTAGTCGATGGCGATGCGGGTGAAGGGTTCATTGTGATGCCTAAGATCGGGTTGTTCGATGCCGAGTATCGCAACATGGACTCAGCGCAAGTGTTCCACAAAATCTACGAGTCGCTTGACGATCCCGAGGGTACCGATACCGGTGGGTTTGCGTACGGTAAGCCGCTCGATGACCACGATTGGGAGGGTGCTGAAGCGTTAACCGCTGAGGAAAAGCGTGACCTTGAACGTGAGATTGACGAAGCCATACGTCAGGGCGCGCTAGTTGCTGGCAAGTTGGGTAGTGGTGGTGCGCGTGATCTCGAAGCGTTACTCAAACCACAAATTAATTGGCGTGACGCACTGCGTGAGTTCATCGCTACTACGTGTGCTGGTAATGACTTTTCCACATACGCACGACCCAACCGGCGTTATCTCAGCACAGGTGTGTATCTGCCCAGTGGTATCAGTCAGCAGGTCAAGGAGTTGGTGATTGCCATCGATACGTCAGGTTCTATCCGTCAGCGTGACTTGACGGTGTTCTTGTCTGAGATCAAATCCATCTGCGATACCGTGCATCCCGAAGCCGTGCGCTTATTGTATTGGGATACCGAAGTGTGTGCTGACGAGCGGTATGACCGTACCGAACTAGATACCCTAGTACAAAGCACCAAGCCAGCAGGTGGTGGTGGTACCGACGTGACTTGTGTGACTGAGTATATGACCAAGCATCGCATCACCCCCCAAGCTGTTGTTGTGTTTACCGATGGGTATGTGTGGGGTGGCTGGGGTAAGTGGTCATGCCCTGTATTGTGGTCCATCTACGGCAACCCCAAGGCTCGACCCGACTGTGGCAAGGTTACGCATATCAAGAGTGACAGCCTGTAAACGTGTTACAGGTGTGTGTAACCGTTTTCCCTTTTTGTCCGTTTTTACATTTGTGGTTTGTACTTACGGTAAACGTGTTACAGCTAAGTAGTTTAATTTTTTTAAACTCGTAGAGGACAATGTGTATGACGATGACAGCAGAGAGGCGGCAAGAGTTACAAAAAGAAAGTGCTGAAAAGCATGACATTCGGATGAGAGAACTAACGAGGAGGTTCGGTGTGAAAAGAGTAACCAACATGTTGGTGCGTAAGTGTGTGCAAGCACAAGAGCGGTTTCGTGGTAACAACATATTTGGAGAGTGGCGAGGTGATCGGTACGTGGTGACATCGTACGGTGATCATTGGCCGCTGTTCATTTGGGAAAGTGGTACGTGGTATGAGAACGTGGACAAGTACAGCGTTACGACATCGAAGCATAGGAGCCAAGCGCACCCGCACGAGGAGACTATGCCGATGACATGTGAAACCATGCTTGTGTTGATGAAGCATGGGATCAGTGGTGTAGCGGTAGGCTTAACATTTTAACAAAACGTCTTGAAGGAGGACGGACATGGCAAAGTTAATAGAAAGTGTTTTGGTTTCAGATATAGAAGACCCGATTTGGGCTTATGAGTCGCTGACACTCGATAACTTAGGTGGGTATGTGGCGAATTACACCAACGGCGATAAGAGTTGGGTGGGTTTTCTTAAAGAACTTATGCGGAAGTTGCCGACATGTAAGTTCGCTGTCGATATAAGACAAAAGAGTAAAATACATGTGTACTTGCCCAGCAATCTATACGCTATGGGTTGGGTTGGGTTTGGTGATTTCAGACTTAATGGTGACGGGACACCAACGATAACTATCTTTTCGCATAACATCAGTAATGAAAAATATGATGGTTATAGAGAACAACATTGTATGCTGATGAGTACGAACCCTAAACGTGCACTCAGTAATGCGTTAGGTTATTTACGCCCATACACCCCTTTGCAAATCGCCAATGGGTTTGCACGAGATGTGGTGCGGAAGGTAGATGAGACACAAAGCCAAAACAGGCGAAAGGTGTATAAAGCAAAAAACAGTGTGGTCGAACACCAACAGTTAGCGACAGAGTTGCGTGTGTTAGTTGAGAATGGCTACCAGTTTGTTGATAAAGAGTTTGGTGATCTGGTAGCAAGTTATATCGCTGAGGTAAAAGAGCACGCTATAAATACACAATCAATATCCATGTACTATGTGCGAGGGTACACACTCAATGGTCAAGAGTATTTCGATACGCAGTTATGTGACGATATGCACTCTAGTTTTAGTTTTCGTGTTGCCAATCACTCTCCTCAGAGATACACCAGCGAAGAGTTACCACAGGACATAGCTGGTAAGTTGGCGGTATTGATGATGTGTGAAGAAGATGAATACGTTGATGGCGTAGGTGTTCGGTTACCTAACGGGGTGTTTTATGTTAACAAGTAGTAATGAAGACGGTCCTGTGTATCGAGTGTTAATCGAAGAAAACATAAAAAATTTTATTGAAGTGCAGTGCATTGGGATGTATTGTGTTGACAATAAAATCGAAGGATCCTATAGTGCCCTAGAGGATTTACCGCAGTGGATGCAAGAGAAGGTTGCGCTGCTGATGATGACTTCCTCTACCCCACCAACCAAAACAGTTGAAGGCGTAGGCAGACGCGTAAATGCGTACACCTTCTGGGTTTATCAATGAGAAGGAGTGTGCGGAGGTGTACACTGATGAAACCATAGAGTATTGGGTCAACCTTGCAGAAAACAGTGAAACGTTTGACGAAGCCTACGATCTGCTAACTGAATACACTGATACTGAAGCACGCGCAGGGTACGGATGCCTCACAGGTAAAGAAGCACGTACTTATATGCCGCGTATGCACATAGCCAAAGATATTCCTTTCTGGAGTACTTATCACCATAACGGTAAGAGTGCTTGGAGTGATAGCGAGATAGAGAAAGCCTACAAAGATCCTAAATTAGAAAGGTTTTGGTACAAGGTCGATAAAGGCTCTGCTGCTAAAAGATATAACGAACTACTGAAACGGTTAGTTAGTATAGAGCGTTGGTTGCGTTGGCGCGAAAAACACTACACCGAAGATCAGTTGTGGGAACACAGAGGATACCACCAAGCATTAGCCAAGATGCGGGACGTTAGACAAGAGATAAACATGTTGTGGGAAGAATACGACATGCCTGTAGTTGATTTAGACATGCTGATAGAGGAGTTGTTGTGAACGACGAGCAAACAGAAAACGTAGTGCGTGCTTTGGAATGTATGGCGCGTAACTTGGAAAGCCTTAATCACAATGTGACTAGGTTGTTACAGATAATCGAAGAGCGGTTAGAAGAGGAGGAGGACAAATGAATTTTGTGAGGGCTACGTTTATTGATACCGATGGATGTGAAACGTGCATCTATGGTACGACAATCAGAGAGGTAGAAAAGGTAATACGTGAGGGGTTGAATTTGCGTACTCGTGCATGGAGAGAAGAGTGTGGGCTGGAGTTTGAGTTACTTCAGTTTGAAGCAACGAAGAAAGATATTTTGAAGGCGTTGCGTTTGGGATATAGCCATGGCTATGACCACGGTTGATACCAGTTCCCATGAAGGAGAAGCGTAATGCGAAAAGTACCAGAGCAGCAAAGAGTTGTACCAGTTGTCAAACACACAAAGCAAGGCAACGGCAAAGCAAAAACCAGTTCAATGAATAAGTACGAACGGCGTTCTTACAAGAAGTATCGGGGGCAAGGTAGATGACACCCGAAGCCAAAGTGAAGCGCAAAGTAACAGAACAGTTGAAGTCAATAGGCGCATATTATTTTTTCCCCGCGACTGGTGGGTATGGTAAGAGTGGTGTACCGGACATTGTAGGGTGCTACAACGGTAAGTTTTTTGGAATTGAATGTAAGGCTGGGAAGAATACACCAACAGCTTTACAGCAAAAGAATCTCGATGACATTGCCTCCGTGGGAGGGAGTGCCGTGGTGATAAACGAACAGAACGTGAAGGAGGTACTGTTCTTGATAGGAGCTAAACCCAACAGTAGTAAGCAGTTGGATCTCGAATTTTAGGAGGAAGTAATGGCGACAAAAAAATCAAACAAGAAACTGAACAACAAAGCGGCAACGATTAAGAAGCTACTGAAAAAAGATTCAACAAAGCCAGTTAAAGAAATTGCCGAGGTGGTGGGATGTCACCCCTTCTATGTGGGTAGGATCAAGCGCGAGATGGGGCTGACGATCTCGCGGAAAAAGAGAACCCCTCGGAAGGTGACTGTCAAGAAGAACCCTGTATCGACAGAAGTGGCAACGTTGGTATTGGCACCGGTAAGCGGAGTAAGTGCCGAGGTGAAAACGAGTTATGAGAAGCATAACGATCTACCACCAAAGCCCCTCGCAACACGCGCTAATCTTTTGGATATCGCAAAGAACCATGTGACCAAGGACCGGCAAGCAGATCATGGCGATGCTGAAGATAACTTTACCCGTATCGCTGGATACTGGTCTGTTCATCTAGGTGTACCGATTGCTGCCCATGATGTGGCCGTGATGATGGCGTTGCTGAAAGTAGCGCGTATCAAATCTAATCCAGAACATGCCGATAACTGGGTAGATGGTGCGGGTTACTTCGCTTGCGGTGGAGAGGTGGCACTGAGAGACAAAGAGATTTAGATATTGGCGGCTACTGTTCTAGTGTGTTTGAAGATCCCGCCTGATCAAAGCATACAAACTGACACCGAGGGGGTGCGAAGCCCCCACCCCAATACAACAGGCAGAAGTAACGAAAACACAGTTATAGGTCAACTAGCGGTTGTGTAGAAAACTTATTATAGGAATATATGGACATCATAACGGTAGACTTCGAGACGTATTACGATAAGACGTTTTCGTTAAGTAAGATGACAACGGAGGAGTACGTACGCGATCCACGATTTGAAGTGATTGGCGTAGGTGTAAAAGTAAACAATGGCCCGACTGAGTGGGCGAGTGGGACAAAGGAGCAGATTAATGACTACTTACATACTTTCGATTGGGCAGAATCTATGGTTCTTGCTCACAACACTATGTTTGATGGCGCTATTCTTAGTTGGCTATTTGATATTCATCCTCGCGTTTGGACTGATACCCTTTGCATCGCTCGTGCTATCCACGGCACAGAAGTTGGAGGAAGCCTCAAAGCGTTGGCTGGACGATATCAAATTGGAGCTAAGGGGACGGAGGTTATGGCCGCGCTAGGTAAGCGCCGACTAGATTTCGCTGAGTATGACTTGGAACTCTACGGTGACTACTGCATCAATGATGTGGAGCTAACCTATAAACTTTTTGGACTTATGGGTAAGAACTTTCCACGGAAAGAACTAAAAATTATAGACCTGACCCTCCGTATGTTCATCGAACCCGTACTGGATTTAGACCTCGGATTACTTGAACAGCATCTTGAAGACACTAAAGAGCTTAAAGATAAGTTGTTACTGGATGCTGGAGTCGAGAAAGAAGATCTGATGAGCAACCCTAAGTTTGCTGGGCTGCTTGAGATTCTGGGGGTCAAACCTCCCACCAAGATTAGCCTCACCACAGGTAAAGAAACGTTTGCCTTTGCCAAATCAGATGAAGCCTTCAAAGAACTCCAAGAGCATGAAGATGTGCGTGTCCAAACATTGGTCAACGCTCGACTCGGTAACAAAAGCACGTTGGAAGAAACACGTACGCAGCGGTTCATCGATATATCTAAGCGTGGATTGTTACCCGTTCCTGTCAAGTATTACGCAGCGCACACTGGACGTTGGGGTGGATCTGACAAGATAAACCTCCAAAACTTACCTAGCCGTGGTCCTAACGGTAAGAAGTTAAAGAGAAGTATGATAGCCCCAGAAGGTTACATGATAGTTGACTGTGATTCATCGCAGATCGAGGCTCGCGTGCTTTCTTGGTTAGCAGGTCAGCATGATCTAACCGAAGCATTCAGGAACGGAGAAGATGTTTATAAGAAGATGGCTATGTCTATCTATGCCGTCAAAGAGGAATCTGAGGTAACAAAAGACCAGCGGTTTGTTGGTAAGACCACAATTCTTGGGGCTGGTTACGGCATGGGAGCCGTACGGTT